AGCTTCTTGTGTTTTTTCATCAACACTTTTGTTTTTTTCTTCATCTTCTCTTGCTTTTGCAAGAATAGATTTAGCTTTTTCAACATCATCAATGCCTAAATCTTTTAATTGCTTTGCTAAAGCTTTTTGTTCGTTTTTTAAACTAATATCATTTAATTCTTTATCTGTGTACTTTTTTTCTTCCACTTTTTTGTCAGTTTCTTTAGTTCCCTCATCTTTAGCATTCTTTGTAGTATCTTTTGCTTCTTCTACATTAGAAGTCTGAACATTTTCTTGTTCCATTTTTTCTCCTTTTTCTTGTTGGATAAGGTCATCCACACTCCGTTTATTCGTACCGGTCAAACGATATTTTAGTGCATAATAAAAGTCGATATTTCTATCGACTTAATGTTTATAAGCACCATAGAATATATAATTGCCTAGGACTTGTTATCAATTACGATAACTAACTATATACTCTATGCTACCTATAAAGTAGCACTTATTATTTTCTCTTATTTAATACGTTTACTATTTCTCTATTTTCTAATCTTGTTTTCTCCAATTCTTGCCTAATTGCAGATAATACACACATGATAAAAAATAAAAAAACAGCAATTATTATTAGTATTGCTATCATATATTTTCTCCTTTTATATCAATGTATTTTCATCTAAGTCACCAGTATATAAACTATCATATGAAATCTTTAATTCAATGCACTTTTTTAATTTTTCCAAATAAGTTGCATCATCATCAAAAACATTTGTGTAATCATTATTTCCAAATATTTTTTTATATTCTTGTTCTGCTTTTTCTATTTCATTTTCTAGTTCAGTGTTCTCAATTTTAGATAATTCATTTAATTTTTGTATAAAATTCATTATATTCTCCTTTTAACAATCATTTTAAAATAATCATACGCATTTGGAAACATATCATTTATATAACTTAACTCTTCCATGTCCTTTCGAATACTTGCACTACCAAAATGTGCGAATGCTTCAGCAGTCAATTTTCCTTCATGTTTCCAATAATTATCAGGATGTTTATATTTACCTACACATTTATTTTTAGTTATTCCACCAACTAAATCAGATATGCTTCCCATTTTAGGACTTTGTTTCATTGCTTTACTAATTTCTTTATAAGCTCGATCATCAGTTACATTATAACATCTTTTATATTTCTTTAAAACATCATTAAAATCATTTATTAATAATTGTTCAAATACTTTATCATTTGATATATTGCCAAAAAAATTATCTATGTTGTGTGACATTTCATGGAACAAAGTTTTATAACTACCTCTTGGATTAACAGCGTCCTTTTCTAAATTTATTTTTATATAATCAAACTTAGAGTTATATCTTGCTGTTCTTCTTGTTTTTATATTTTTAAATTTGAATTTATCTATATTATCATTCAATACTTTTTTCATTGTTGCAGGAGCATTGTTAATAACATTTTTTATTTGTGTATAATGTTTATTTGGAAGTTGATATAATTTCAATGGAGTTCTTTCATTTGTTTTTATTTCGTAAATATAGTCAACTATTTTTTTCTTTGCTATTTCCCATTTTGCTTTTTTATTTTTTGAATTACTTGTATTACTAGGAGCTAATAAACCATTTTCTAGCCTATCAAATCTTTTAATATTTCTATTAATATAATTCAATTCCTCACTAGTTAGTTCATTTATTCTATTGTTAATCCAATTAACATCATCTTCATATTCTTCATCGGTATAATCTTCCATCTCTTCTAATTCTGGATAATAAGTTGTTAATCCATGGCGACAGTTTGGATGCAAAAAGCCCTGTTTCATTGCATCACTCAATAGCATATACTTGCCATCTTTTTTTGCTCCACCTGAATAAACATCATCAATAAATATTTTATTCTCCCACTTTTGACACATGGGGCAAGCACCACCATGAGATGTTGATTGAACTAATACTCTACCTATTGATTTTCTAAAAGCACCTTCGCCCATTAATTGAGCTCTTAGGCTTGCGGTTCTAACAGCCATTTGAGAATAACTAGCAATGTTTACTCTTCTTCCATCTTTATATTCAATACAATTAAATCCTCTGTTTAAAAAGTCTTTATTTGCTTCATCAATTGCAAATTTAGTCTTTTGAAGTTCAGTTAATTCTTTTGTTGCCTTATCGTTGGCTTGCTTTTCTGTAAATACACCATTAGCCACAAAAAAAGCACTTTTATGAATAACTTGTCTATATTGATCATTAGCCATTCTTAAAACTGCTGTATTAGCTGTTTTTAAGTCATTATTTACTACTTTTATTAAAGCATTAACCTTTCTATCATTCGTTCTAAAAAAACTATGATTCATTATTTTATTAGGTTTTAGGCTCTTACCCATTATTTTGTTATATTGATTAATTGCTTTAATTGAACCTTCTTTAAGCTCATTATTTAAGTGCTTAGATATTTCTTTAGGTAGCCCCTTAGTATAACCACTTATGATATTCTTATTCTCTCTTTGGTACCTTTTTAGTTCCTTTAGTTTTTCTGCTTGCCATTGAGAATATTGAAATCCAGTTTTATCTTCTTCTTTAAGATGTCTTTTATAGTTTCTTTTCATTGAAGATATCAATTCCATTTCCATATCTTCATACAATTTTTTGATATTATAATCATTCATTAATTATCACTACTTTGAATTATTTTAATGTCAGAATACTTACAATTAACTGTTGTTGATACTGTATTATCTTTTTTTTCAGTAAAACTTACTCTTTCATTACCATCCCAATTAGTTATACTAAAATAAGTTATATTTTCATAAGTCTTACCATCATATTTAATTTTTAATCCCTTTATTGGCTTTTCTTTATTTTCTATCATTAGATTCACCTACCTTTGCATTTAATATATCTTCATTCTCAATTAAATCTAAATCATCATTAATTGAAGGTTCTTCCATGTCAACAATACCTTGTTCATTCTTTATTCTTTGAACTTCTTCTTGTTTCCATTTATCATCCTTAGTATCTCCGTAAAGCTCTTCTACACTAGTTTCTATACTCATGATTCCATTTGTTTTAGCTTTTCCTATTGTTTCAATTTGGGCTTCAAAAGAAGGATTAGCATAACCACCAAATGAAGCAGTTCCTTGAATATCAGTAATTTCATTTTGATTCATAGTATCATACACTTTAAATGTTATGTTAACCATATCATTTATAACTTTTGTTAACACTTCAACAATTTGATTTCTCTTATATAGCGTTGTCTTTTCTTTTTCTCTTGTTGCTTCTGCATTATCTATCTTCTTTGTATCAATTCCTAAAGTGCTAGGACTAATTAAACCAGTTAAGCATTGATCTAATGCAGTAATATATGTACTTAATAATGCTTCATATTGTATTTGCCCCTGTGTTGTTTCTATTTTGTTCTTACTTGAACCATCTTCTGAAATCGTTTCTTCAACTGATATAAAGTCATTATCTAAATCGCTACCCCTTAATAATAACCCAGTTTCTGGTTCTCTTGGTAATAATGATTCAGGAATATAAGTTTTAATTTGACCTTTTCTTAACGCCAACATCCATTGAGACCATACCTCATCAAATGCATCAAAATTATCAAGTTTTCCATCAAATAATGATTTCCCTCTTCCAGCATATTTTTTAGATTTTCTAAACATAACTGGAAGAGCCATCATAAATTCATTAGTGTTTGTTACTGTCTTATATTTATTGATTAGTTCTGGATAATCTTCTATCTTGCATTCTTTTCCTTCTTTATTAACTAACTTATAAGTTATATCTTTTTTTGAATATCTTTCAAGAAGTGTATATCTTTGTTTATTAATTAATTTTTTAGTTTTAAATATAACTGCAATTAATCTTCCTCTTTCATATTCAAAATCAACTCTTGAACCATCATAATATTCAATGATTGGGTACTCACTTATATCAGTATCAATAGACCACTTAAAAGCTCCATCGCCACATACTAATGCTCCAACAACTGCATCTCTTAATAATGCTTTAGGGTTGTTTTCTTCTGCTATCTTATTCCATTCTTCTTGTCTATCTCCGGCTTCTATTTTATCTAAGTCATCTGTAGAAATATCAGCCAGTGTGTCTACTATCATAGAAGGTAACCCAGTATGTATTTTTCTTATGTTCATTCCCACTGTAGGTTTACTACCCCAAAAGTGCTTATTTCCAAGTTTATCATTTAGTTGCTCATATAGTTGTTGGATTTCATTTGGATCTCCTCTATACCATATATTATTGATAAATGCTTGGCTTTCATAATTATTTAATTGTTCAATATCTATTTGTATTGAATCAGGACTTTTAATTTCTAACCAATTTCTTATCATATTTTTCATCCATCCCATCTTTATCACTCTCCAGTGTCTGCATCTTTTATCATTTGTTTAATCATTTCCCAGTTGCCTATTAATTTCTTAAATGGTAACCAAGCATATTGACAACCCTGTATATGATGGTCGTTGCCATCTTCAAGTTGTCCATCTTCTGTGAAACTGTACACATTCGTTTCACCTATATAATCTTTGCAAGTTTCAACGATTAAAAAATCCTCGGTATTTAACCAGGACTGTTGTAATTGAACTCTCGTTAAGTTCTTTGTTTTTTTCCATGCACCTTCAAATATATAAATGCATCCAGTTTTTCTCTTGTATTTTTTTGCTTCTGCTATTGTTCCAGCATCAGCATTATCTATAAAAATGTATCTAGCAAATCCCCATTTGCTTTTACATTTTTCAGCAAAATTAATTAGTTTAGGTATAACATCAGATGGAGCAAATGGTATTTCTCTGTCTTTGTTGTTGTATCCTTCTTCCTCTAGTAAAATACATTTTCTATCTTCCGTTATTCCTACAAATTCAAATGTAAGTTTATCGTGTGATTTCTTTGAGTAAGATGTATCACATCCTATTGCAAATCTTACAAACTTTCTTTTCTTTCTAGGTTCTGCTTCTTTCCAGTCTTCAAACATCGCTTGTTTTTCACTTATTATGTGTTTACCAGCAATTATATTGAATACCAGTCCTGTAGCTTTACCCCTTAACCCTTGTATTTTGTTTTTATATAATTTAGTTCCAACTGGTACAGATTCAATTATTTGTTTTTTCTTTTCATCAGTTAGGCTTAAATTATGATTAAATGTAAAATACCACCAAGTCCAATCAGCAACTTGTGATTCATTTAACATCTTTAATAATTCTATTGGACCATCGTTTTTATATTTTTCTATCGGTCTAGATTTATTAACAAATTCTTTATAGCATTCTTTATTTGGATCATCTGGATTCATTGTACACAGTCTATAATCAGCTCTCATAAACGCTTCACGTACAAATTCCATATCAGCAATATTAAACTCATCTATGAATAATCCATACACTTGGCCACCTAAAGCTTTCTTCCAACGAGCCTTATTATCATATCCCAGTACATAAATTATCTTATTTCCATTTTGAGTGTGAAAGAGTATGTGTGGAAGGCTTATCTTACCTTTTCCATTAGGATTATATTCTACGCATCCACCTTCTTTATAATCACCAAATATTTCAATTAAACCTTTATCAGAATTGATAATGTTTTTTTCAATTGTTCCTAAATCTAGTCCTGCTATAATGCTAGGCTTTGTTCCTTTGTAATTAGCAATTTTAAACATAAATTTAGGAATACCTACAGTTGTTTTTCCGGCGAATGTAGTGCCTTCTAAAAATTCAGTACTACAATCGTATTTTAAGAAACCAATGTATTTCTCACTTAATGGAAATTCACTATTCACTCTTACCACCTAATTGTTTTGAAATAGATGATAATATTTTAGTAGCATTAGGATTTTCAACACTAACTTCATCTTTAGGTTTTTCACCAACAGTGTCTCTTAATGAATTAAAGGCTTGGTAATCACCTTTTAAAGCCCTTTGCCACATAGCAATTATCATTGCCATTTGATTATCTATGTTTTCTTCATCTATACCTAATTGCTTAAACATATTTCTAATCTTCTTTCCAGTCTTATCTCTAACGTCTGGAAATGGTAAAGATAATAACAATGATATTTGGTCTTTCATTAATTTTTTCTTTCTTCTTGATTCACCAGATTTAATTCCACCATTGCGGCCTTTTCTTTTCGCTTCTTCTGTGCTTTGTATTGGCTTTAAATCACTTGCACTCACTGTTATCATCTCCTCCCATTATTTTTACAATTAATTTTAAAATAAAAAAACAACCATTTAAGGTTGCTAACAATATCTTTAATAGATACTGTACTAATGATATAAAGGTTTCTAAATTAAACATTACGCTTAGTTTAATTCGTTGCGTTAAGTCAAGTACGTCCATCAACCTTTAACTCGACGACGTGGTTATTTATATATCATCAGTACACTACCTTAAAGATAGCATGACCTTTTCATATTAGTATGAAATACTGACAGTTACCAAACTGACAATAACATTAACTCATTCAGCTTAACTTCGTTGTGCTTGGTCTAGCAAGGTGAAGCTGTTTTACCTAATGCTTTTTTATAAGCACCATATTAAGTAAATATAAAGGATTTTATTAGTGTTTTGTTTGCAATACTCAACTAAACTCTTTTGATAGATTTCACATCACTTGTACTTTGTGTTTTAGTGAATTATAAGCCATATTAACCTTTAACTATCAACATGCGACTTTTTATATATTTACTCAATATGCTACCTATAAGATAGCATTATTTGAAAGAATTAGGGTGTCATATAGGCACCATAGAATAGATATATCCCCAGTTGCTCACCTGTTCTCGTGGACTTGCACCACGCATCTTTAGTGTAGTTTATTTCTATATCGAACTTCATATAGAAAACTATTCACTACTGCATACTCTCCCTATGCTCAAATGATTATATCTACTCTATGCTACTTATATGTAACATTTTTATAATCTTTTTCTTAAAATTAAATTTATTTCATCATAATACTCTTTTGTTGGTGGTTTATATGTTTTATTTAGATCACAAAATAGGCCATTTAATTCCTTATAAATTTTAGGATAATAATAATCTAAATAATTAAGATATTGATGTGATGATAGTCCTAATAATGCTCCATTTTCCCATAAATCTCTTCCACCATTTCTTCTTTCTAAAATGTGATGAAAGGTCAAAATGTCTTTCTTGCTGGGAACCCATAATTCATTCATCCAACATTTTAAACCATAAACTAAAATCATTTCTTCTTTTAGTCTTCTCAATTTATCACCCATAATTTGCTCCAACAAAAAAAGAATCTCATCGAAGATTCTTTTTCAATTTAGACATAGATCTAAAATTTAAGAATTAATATTACCTCACGTATAATAATTCCATGATACCATTATAGCAAAAATTTCGTGACATTTTGTGACATCTTTATTTTTTTGTTTAAAAAAGTGTGACATTTTGTGACATTATAAATCTTTTTCATATAATCTGTGGCATTGCCTAGAACTATAATGAGTTAATCTTGATATCTCATCCCATTTTTTCTTTTCTACATCTCTATAATATCTTACTAATTCACTGCCACCATAGTTAGCAATTCTTTTCATTTCTTTAATGATATAGTTTTCATAAGCATTAATACTTTCTTGCAATGCGTATATCTCAGCGTCTAATTCTTCGTCTTTTATGACATAGTGTGCAAACTTATCAAATATTGTTTTTCCATCATTTTTTCCTGTAATTATATCGTGCATGATTGGGCTTCCAGGCTGAGTCTTTATAAAGTTGATTTTCTTTTTTTGCAAGTATAGCTCTAAAGTGTCTTGTAATTTATCAATTTCATTTTTGGCTTTCAATATATTCATTACTCACCTCTATCAAAATGTTCTTCGAGTTTACCATTCTTCATTCTGACATATTTTGAAATAATATTCTTATAATTTATTACAAATCCTTCAACATCTCTTTTAACTTTGCTAGTATACTTTTCATAAATACTATCCAAATGTTCTTTTGTAGGTAGAATATTAAGCACTATAACTTCTGGAACTTTACCTATAAATTTTGGTATCTCTTGATTTAAAAATGGATATTTAAATAGTTCATGATCATAGATTAGATTATATAAGTTATATTCATCATCTATATTTGCTTTAGCAAACATATACCATTTTTTATCGAACTCACCTACATCATACTTTAATTTACCCATTCCAAGCCATTCACCACATATTGCTGAATTATTAATTAATTGTTCTTGTAAACAATCTTTATTATCTAACAACCACTGATATAATCCTTTATATAATTTATCTTTTACTTCTTCTAACTCATTGATATTAATAATTGTTTTTCTTTGAGCAAAATACAACTCATCATTTTTCTTAAATAATACTAAATTACTTCCATCTAGTTTTTCAGTTACATATACCTTATCCCCTGAACAATTAACTCTTTTAGTTTTTGGATATATTTCTTTCTTTATCATAATTTTTCCTTTCCAATTCTTCTTCTAGTTTTTCAATCTTACACTTAATTTTAAGTTTATCTTTAAACAAATCAGTCTTTCTGTCAGATACTGCTATTAGTTTGTTTATTTCTCTTAAATTTTGCTTATACTTTGCCAATTCCCTCCTGATATCATATAAACTTCTCATTTCACTCCTTTGTATTTTCTTTTTATCGTTGGAACAGACACACGATATTCACATTGGGGGCAATTTAGAAATCGATAATAGTCTGGAATAATAGCACAATCTATATCGTTTAATGTATAAGTAAATTTGCACCCACAAACTTCACATTTTTTAATATAAGTAAATTTATCTGGTGGTATTTTTGTACCTTTTTTAATTATTTCCATCTAACACCCCTATCAATTCTTTATATTTTTGTAAAATTTCATTTAAAACTTTATAGGTTGGTTGAACTTCAATACTGCTAGGATTTTCTACATCATAATCATTAAAACCATCTTCGTTATAATGTTTCCATCTTAAACTTGGAGTGTTTTGTTCTATTTCATCTTCTAAATATTTTATAAATTCTTTTTGTTGAGTTTTATTTTGTAAATATATATTAGAAACAACGCTATCAATTCTACTTATTTTGTTAGTTAAAGGCTCGTTCTCATATTTATCAAGTTGTTGCTTTAATTTTTGATTTTCTTCAACCAGTTCAGCCAAATCATCTTTAGGTATTAAGTAATGATCCGATCCTTGTATATAATATTTGCTATAATCTTCTAATTTCACTATTTATCATCTCCTATTATTTCTTTATTGCTTAATCTTTTTAATCTACTTCTCATTTTCCTACTTAATGCTCTATCTTTTTTTCTACCGACTATTTCATCACTATAACATTCTAAAATCTTTTTAATTAAAGCATTTTTAATTACTCTATATCTTTTATGATCTTTTCTATCTTTTTTTGTTCTACTCATCTTCACTATATCCTATTATTTCTTTATATTTTTGTAATATTTCTAAATAGAATTGCTTTTTAAGTATTAAAAAATTAATATCACTTCCTACTTCGTGCAATATATCATAATTTTTAATTTGTTCTTTTAATTTATTTATTTCATTTTCTAAATAATCTATAAACTCCTTTTGTTGATTATAATTAGCAATTTTTGTACTTTTACAAATATCTATAAGACTGCAATAATGTGAGCCTTTATATTGCTCAAGTTGTTTCTTTAAGTCCTGATTTTCTTTAATTAATTTTGTATTTTCTTCATATAATAATTCACTAGTTAAAGTACCAACTTTTTCATATTTATTTTCAAGTTGTTTCTTTAATTCTTGATTTTCTTTATTTAATTCAGCAATAGTTAAATCATATTCTTCGAATAATTCTCTAGTCATTTACTCATCACTTTTACTTTCTTTGCTTTAAATCTTCCACATAGTTCGCATACAAAATTTCCATTATCATCAGTTATTGTCATTGTTTTAGCATTACAATAAATGCAATTAGTTGCATCTTTATCATGCTTATGTTCCTTTATATATTTTCTTCGTTCTTCTCTATTATAACTTGGCAACATTGGTTTTCCATTCCATGTGCCATACATACTATAATCAAAATTTTCGATTATCATTTTTACTCATCCCTTTCTAGATTTCAATTCTATTAACTAACAAGTTTGCTACATTATTGTCGATATGATATAATTTACCAAAGGAGGAAATATGAAAATGAAAAAAGACGATTCAATAACAATTGAGCATTTAATAACTAATCATTATGGTGAAAATTCTAGAAATTTCCTACATTGTTCAGATTATATTATTGAGAATCCATATTTTTACACTGGCTTATTAATCGGACTTAATAATTCACAAAATCTTTTATTAAAAAATGAAGATATTTTGTATTTTGTCGATAAGGAAAATTATGAAAAAGATCTAGCAGAATTTATAAAGAATTTAAAAAAATTTGTTAATTCTGAAAAATAAGAATCGATATTATTTCGATTTTTTTATTTAGTCTTAAAACTGAACATTCCTTCTAAGAATTGTATTTCATGACATGATCAATTAAATCTTTTAAATCTTGACTAGTCATTAGTATTACTCATTTTTTTACACCTCTTTTGGTTTAGTAGTGTCATAATAACTCATATTATTTAATATATTTTTATCTTTCTCTTTTACTGCTTTTATACAATTAACTAGCATATCACCCGCTTTGTCTTGTGAAATTCTATAAGCAATATCCTTATCAGTTGCTTCGATTTCAATATCTTTAATAAAATTAATTTGTACTTTCAGTCTTACTCTATACTTATTCATTTACTCATCACTCTCTACTTTCTCTACTAAATTGGCTTTTATTAAGTCATAGATTGTATCTTCAATTCCTCCTAATTCATCATCAAATACATGGTATGTATAATCATTATTCATAATATCTAAAGAAATACCTCTATTTGAAAAATAAACTAATAAAGCATTTTTATTCCCACTTTCGTTAAAATCTGTGGTAAATTCTTTTATCATGTAATATTGATTTTTATTTATAAATCCAAATTTTTCCAACTCTTTCAAATCTACGTTATCTTTAATCTTTAACATTACTATTCCTCTCTTTTTCTTTTATTCTTTTTATAAATTCATCTGTATTGGCTATAAAATAGTATTTCGCTATTAATCCAAATAATCTAATTACAGGTACAAAGGATAATAATAGATAATCTATAGTTGTTCTTGCATATCCATAAATTTTAGAATTGTTATTTGTTGCCTTTCTTAATTTATCTCTAGCTTTTATAAATTGTTTTCTTGTTAGTATTCCACTAGCTATGTAAATAACAAAATATATTAATACTGTGCTTAAATAAAATTTAATCATTACTATCACTTCCTTGTTCTAATTCTTGTATTTTAAGTTGCACTTCCATTATTGTTTGTTCATCTATAAATGCACTATTTATTCTTGTTTCTTTTAACCATTCTTCTAATTTAGTTAATATGCTTTTTAGTTGTTTATTTTCTTGTTGTAAATTTTCAATTTCTTTCAATGCAGATTCTTTATATATCTTAGATGAATTGCTCTCTGGTCTTACAAAAAATTTAACTATACTTTTGTCTCCAAAATATTTTGTTATCCATTCATCAGTCCATAAATTTATTTGTCCTTTAACAAATGGGTCTTCTTCTATCTTAACTATCTTGTAGCCATTTAAATATTTACCTATTAAAGGGTATAAATCTTTTTTATTCATTCTGACACCTCTTTTAGTTCTTTTAACATATCTTTAGTTATTTCAATTATAGAAATTGGTTCGTATTCATATATCAAATCCCAATAATCTTCTACTTTTTGAATGCTGTAGTTTGGATAACTATTCTTATATATAAGTAAATATATTTTCATTTTGACACCTCTTTTAAATTCACATTATCTTGTAATCGTTTTAATTCTTCATATAACCATTCTTTTGCTTTTTCAAAAGTTTCTTCTTCAGAAGAATAATCATAAGGACTAAATACATCAAAATTTATTTCATAATATCTTTCTTCATTTTTATCATAAGCATATTTATTTATAGATATATCAGCTCTATAAGTACAACCAACCTTTGCAATTCTTAACCTAATATATTTATTTTTATTAACATATAATTCTTTCATTTTAACGTCTCTTTACTTTCCTTACTAATCGTTATCCGCTATTTCTAAATAGTCTAGTAAACTAACATAACAATCTTTACATAATGTACATAATTTTTTATTTTCACAACCTTTGTATGTATAAATTGCTATTCTGTTTTCTTTGAATGTTATATTTCCACACTTGCAACAAACTTGTGCATTCCTTTGTGATACATTATTTAAAAATCTCATTAAATCTTTATCACTCATTTTTCTTATTTTATTTAATTCCATAATTATTTTCCTCTCTCAATAAACCTAATTATTTCTTTGAGTTTTGTAATAATCGTTTCTTTTTTAATGTCAGAAGTTAGGACTATGTCAACTAACTTACTATGTATTGAGTCTATTTTTAATTCATAGTCCTTATTTTCGAACATTAATACTTCTACATCTTGATCGTAAGTATTTTGTAAGCACTTTATTTCATTTGTTAAATCAGAATATTGTTTATTTGATAGTATTTTCATCTATAAAATAAATCCTTTCTATTTTGTATCTTTTAGTTCTTATTTTTCCTTTTGAGATATAAGAATCAATTGTCTTTGTGTTAGAATAGAAAAATTTAGCACAGTTCTTTGAACTTGAAAATATAGCTATCAATTTTTCATTGTCTAACACATCATAAACTGCTATTACACTTTTTCTTTTCGTCTCGTCTGAATCACTATTACATATAGCACATAACAAATTTAAATATGGTTCATAGATTTTCTTTGACATACTTAATCGCTCTGCTTTCATTAGCACTGTTTTTAATACTTGTTTTAATAGTGTTTGGTGTTCTTCCTGGCTTAATTGTTCTAAGAATGTATCTTTTACTTAAAAGTATATCTTTCTCTTTTATTTGGCTTGTAAGTACTTTAATTTGGTTTTTTAATTTATTAATCTCTTTAGTAAGCCCACCTTTTGAAGTATTGGCACTTTTTAATTTAATTTCTAAATCTTTTTTTAATTTTAATATTTCTTCTTTATCGAATAGTTGATTATTTAAAGTGTTAATTTCTTTTAGTTGCTCTACACATTTAGTATTTAAGGCACTAATACTTTCATCACTTCGTTCCTTATAATCACTAAATTCATTTTCTAATTTCTTTTTTTCTTCCAAAACCCTCTGAAAATCTTTTTTATAAAAAATCTTCATAGTTAATTCCTTTCTTTTTTTGCTCAGAAGGGAAGATCATCATCATTAAGATGTATTCCCTTGTCACTGTATTCTGTTTTATAATTTTGTGGTATTTCATTTTCAACTGAATTATTTGTATCAGATGTTGCTTCTTTTTTACTATCACCAGCAAATTCTGCACCATCTACGACTACTTCAGTTACAAATCTTTTATTTCCGTCTTTGTCTTCATAATTTCTAGTTTGTATTCTTCCAGATACTGCTATCATTTGACCTTTTAAGAAATATTTATTAATAAATTCTCCTGTTCCATGAAATGCTATACAATTTATAAAATCAGCTTCGTATTGACCATCTTTATTTTTGAAATTTCTATTTACAGCAATAGTAAAATTTGTAACTGTAGTTTCGTTTAAATTTTTTAATTCTGGATTTTTTGTTAATCTTCCGACTAAAACGACCTTATTCATAATCTTTTCTTTAGCTCCCTTCTTAATGACTCATTTTCTTTCTTTAACTCATTTATTCTAGTTCTTGAAAATGCTTCAATATTTTTTAAATTTTCATAAACAATAGATAATTCTTCATACTTTTTCTTGTAATCAAAAGTCTTTTTTCTATAAACCGCAACTGTCTTGCCTGTATATTCACATGTTTTCTTTCCGTAGATTTCAACTAAATCTAAATTCAATAGTTCATTTAACCTAGGTGAAGCATTATTTCTATCATCGTTGTTTGTATAGCCTTTTTCGTACATTCTAACAGCTATTTCTTTTGCCGTAAGCATTTCATCACCTAATACTTCTAAAACTTGTTCTTGCCTTTGCTTTGTGTCTATTTGATTGTAAGAATCAATTTTAGTTTCCAAACACGTAGGTTCGAATATGTAATTTCTAGTTTCCATATGTTACCTCCAAATTTTTAAGGTTTGCTATTTCATCTGGTGTAAGTGTTTCAATATCTAATGCTTGTGCTTCTTGAATAATACTATCAAGCAATAATGCCATATCTTTTGAGTCATACACTGAACTTCCATAGTAAGCAATTAGATTAGTGAATCCATCGAATTTTGATTTCGATAAGGATTCACATATCCAACCTATTCCTTTTCCAGTCCACGCATTTATGAATGTTCCTACTGCTTCATTTTTAATAGGAATGACTTCATATTTACCCATTTCTTTTATGTTTTTACGATATACTTCTTCTTTTGAAATATGAAGTTTATCTGCTATCTTTTTACATAAGACCCAACAATAGCCATTAGCATCTAAAGACCTCTTGTTCTTATGTTCCTTTATTTCATATTTTTTATTTGGATCTAGTTGCCACAAGTATTGAGATATTTCTTGAGGACTGCCAATCATTATTCTTCATCTTCCTTGTAGAACTCCAAAAGACTATTTAATTTTTTAATTATTTCGTATTGAACTAATGATAAGCGACACTTTTGACCATTTATAATTGCATAATTAATTAAATTGCCATTTACAGTATTTTCTTGTTTTATTTCTATTTGTTCAAATTCATTTTCTACTTGTTCTTTCTCGGTATCTGATTCACACAAAGGTTTACATATTGAATTAAATTCTTTGATAATAGTGGTAAAAGCTTCTAATAAACTAGGTCTTTCTTCAGCACCAACTTGTTTTATAAAGTCTTTATATTCTATAAGTTTATAATTTCTTATTACAAAATAATTTTTATCAGCATATCCTAGGCCTGGTATGGTAGTATTGCATAGGCCATCATTTATATAAGTCTCGGTTTTGTATTCTCCAAAAGCATTAAAACAAGTCGGCTTTTTTCTGTCTCTCCATCTAAAACCGTATCCTTCCAGTAATTTCATTAGCTTATCGTATTCTTCTTGAGTGTTGCAATGTACTGCTATATCTTCATTTTTAAATTTTTCTATCATTTTATTCATTATCTTCCTTCTCCTAATTTTCCACTTTCTTTTCAAAATCTATGTTTATTTTTGTGCTCCAACTATTTTCTAAAGTCTTAGTTGTGTTATTGATAAAACTATCCACAAATTTTTCCATATTTGCTTTTTTGTTTAATTCTTTTTTTATCATTTCAGTTAATATTGGTTTCTTTTCTTCAATAGATTGTTTAACAGTTTCCTTTACAACCTCAGTCATTTGTTTTCTTAATTCGAAATCAAGTAATCTTTCAGTCCCCCATGAACCTGTTGATGGTTTACCAGTATCTTTATCCACTTTTGTATTTAGTAATTCTTTTACAATTGTTCCAACAATATCATTTTTTGCGCCAAGTGCTTCTATCATACTTGCATTTACTACTTCTTTTACACATTTTGCAATATAATTTTGATCTATTTTTAAATCTACGCCTAATATGTTATTCATTGTTTATGTTCCTTTCATTTATAAGTTCATCTGTTAGCTCTATTGCTAAATCAAAAGTTATTCCTTTTGACATAAAACTATCTGCAATATTTTTATAATTGTAATTTTTAATCTTATTTGTCATTGTATCTTCTATATTGCCATCAAAGTTTTTTATATGATAGGTTGCATCAACTCTTACAGTATCTTTTACATAGTTAAGCATACCAACATAATTTTTGTCTTTATATTCCAGCTTTTGTTCAAGTTCTTTTATTTTTTCTATTAAATCTATATATTCTTTTAATTTTAATACAACTATATTTTCTTCCATTTTTTCTCCTTCTAAATAAAATCTCTATCGCTAATACCAACTTGTTCTGCAACTGGTATTGGTCTATAATTGTCTTCAACATCTTGCTTATAATCTTCAAATTCTTTTTTTAAAATTTGATATTTACCCACTAAATCTTCTAATAAACGGATAACATCATCTTCTGCAAACTCAAATGGTTCTATTTCATAGTTCACTATTTTTTCAATGTCTTTTTTTAAGCTATAATCTATATCCATTTAAGCCACCTTTTCATAACTCATACCATTAGTTTCAATGAATTTTCTTAATGCAAGTAATTGATTCTTTTTACCAGTAATCTTTAATGTAAATGTTAGAACCGGTTCTTCTTCTTTTATTTCTACTATTGTTTCAGCCATTTCTTGCATTTTTTCTTCTTTTTGTTCTTCAATTACTTTTTTAGTTTCTTCTTCTTGATTTTTTAAAGCTTCTTCTTTTGAAATTAATTCACTATTTTTTCTAATTACCATGCCTAAATCAAAATTATTTAAATAATCATTTTTAAGTTCAATTTCGTATTTACTATGTAATTCACTTATCGTAATTAAATCGTTTCTTATTTTGTCTAATTTGCTTATTAAATCTTTTTCTACATCTTCAATTTTGAAAGTTTTATTTAAGTATCTTTCATCGAATACTTTTTCAAATTCTAGAACATCCTTTAATTCTTTTACTTCACTTTCAAAGATTACTAAAATTGCTTTCTTTTTCTCTTCTTTGTCTTTATTCTCAACTTCTTTAACTATTTCATCAATCTTGCTTGATGAATCTTTTATCATTTCAGTAATTTCTTTTACAACTGTCTTAAATTCATCAAATGGTTTCATAAATTCTTTTTCTAGTCTAATTCTTTCATCATTTAACTTTTTAGCAGTTCTATTAAGCATAGCTTTATCTTCTTTTGCTTTATCAATTGAATTAATATCATAATTTTCTGCTTTATAATCTTCTAACTTATTTTTAATTTCTTCTTTAATTTTTAGTGCATTTGTTGTTAACTCTCCTAATGCTAAATTTGTTACTCGTAGTTCTAAATCTTTTTCTTCCATTTTTAAAATATATCTCCTTCATTTTTTATATTTACTTTTGGCTTCTTTTCTAAATGTTTTACTGCTTGTTCCAATTGCAAAATTGACATTTTTGTATTATTTTCAACCTTATAAGTTTGATAAATTAATTCTTTGTCAGTGTTAGTTTCTCTTGCTAATCTATCAAGTTTTACTATAAGTTCAGTTTTCTTTTTTATCTCTTCTTCTTTTGATAGTTTTTTTACAGCTTGAGATTTTTGATTTTCTTCATCACCAGTTTCAACCTTATATGCTTTTAATAATGCATATTTATCCGCATACGTTAACGCTTTTCCAGGTGCCTTATCTTGACTATCTATTCCATCTCCATAACTTTTAATTTCAATAAACTCTTCTGGCCTATCTACATTTACAAATCTATATGTTATTTCGAGTCTTATTACAAAATTTTCGACATCTCCGTATTTAGTGTTAAATGTTATTCTATCCTGACTAATTATTTTTCTATCAGTTGGATAACTATATATTCCTAATTTATTTTCAATAGGTTTAACAGCGTTCAAAATGTCGGCTTCTTTTGTTGCTTTATATTCTGATTTGGTTCCTTCGCCAACTTTTAAATTCTTTTTCACTTTTTGAATTTCTACAGTGGCAAGTGACATTTTTTGATAAATGTTTAACTTAGAATAATCAATGCTCTCAACTTTTTCAATTTCATTTATTTGTTTTTGTTCTTCCATATTTTTTCATTTTCATCCTTTCTAAAATTCCAATTAGTGATGTATCTTGAAATGTTTTTAATTGTAATTTCATTCCATCCTAATTCTTCTAATTCTTTTTCAAACTCAATAATTGTTTTTCTTTGTTTGAATAACTTTCTGTAAATATTAATTATTTTATTTCTATCGATTTTCTTTTTTATGTAAAGGCTATCTAAAAATAAATCAAATAATTTTATTTCTTCTTTATCAATTTTCATTTTTCACCCACTATCACATATTTCCAGTAAAGATTTATTCCGTCTTTTTCTTTCTGAGTTAGTAGATGTTTTTGTTTTTCTTCTGAAACAATTTTTTTAATGAAACTAGGATATTTTTCATTTATAGTCTCAAGTGTTACAACTCTTAAATCTCCAAATATTTCTGAAGGATTAAATCCTAACTTGCCGCTCATCTTTTTGATGTATCGTAGATCTAAATCTCTTTCATAGCATTTATCAGCTTCTTCCATCGATTTAAACTTTTTATTACACAAAGAACATACATGTAGTCCTTGAACATTCGCACTTTCTTTTTGAGAAAGAGTTTTAAGTGGATGAATAAGAATGCTTATTGTAGGCGGTTCTTTATCTCCAGAATTAACATAATTATCAAACTCTTCTAAAACCTCATTAAATTCATAGTCTTTCAATTTGCTGGACCAATTCTCAATTACATCTTCAGTTATAGAGAAATATGGATAGAAACTTTTGATTATTTTTAATAACTTTTCAACTTGTGCTCTATTCATTTTCTTCTCCCATCCTAGCTCTTGCTCTAGCAAATACCACATCTAGTTTTCTTTCGCTAGCAGACCTTTTACCTTTTTTCAAATCTTCTTCAATTTTTTCTAAAGTGTCCAGTCCGCAATCTTTCCAAGTACTAAGAATGCCTTTTATGTAACTCAATTTGTTGTGACCTTGTTCAAACGCAACTTTGTATGCCTTCAGAACTATTGGTTCTGTATGAGTGTTTACTAAGTTGTTCACTTCTTCAAATTCATAAGGTGTTAGGCTTCTTCCATAATTTTTTTCAACAAAATCTATAATCGAATTTGGGAATGTTTCTTTCTCTTTCTCTTCCCCTATAACCCTATCTCTATTACTATCTTCATTAGTATTACTATCTTTAGATATAGAATTATTTTTATTATTAAGAGTATTATTATTAACAACTACAACTACATCTGATGTTGTTATTGTTTCGCTTTCATTTTCGGTTTTAATTTTGCTTTCTATTTCGGTTTTTTTATTTTTTCTAGGACGTCCACCTTTAGATCCGTTTACAACCTTACTTTTGTACGATTTTATGGGCTTTGTTATATTTATCCATACATCCTCTTCATAAGAATTAGGTTTTAAGTTAGGTTCTTTTTCTTTAAAATACCAATCAAATAATTTTCCTAAAAATTTATCTCTTTTTTCAGTATTTTCTATCCTATCAATTAACCGAAACATTTCTAAATAAACTGTAAATTGTTTAGGTTGGTTATTCTTCATATAATCACCTTATTAAAGATTTGCTCTACAAAATGATTCACTATTTCCACCACTTATACACATTTCTAAACCTTTTGAGTATTGCTTACTTAATGCATATCCGGTTAATATAAGCATTAATATTGCTAAAACAATAATAGTAATAGTTACAATTTTGTCTTGTTTTTCTTGTTTTAAATAATATTCTCTTTCATAACTTTTTTCTTGATTTCTTTTGAGTTCTTCTGAACTAACAATAAATTCTGGTTCATCTATCTTCTTCATGTTTAATTTTCCTTTCAAATAATAAATTTTGACATAGATTTAAACCCCTTAATTGATTTATTCTTCACTTTTTGATATAATTATCAGTGAAGAACTTTTAACGATTGGTTCTTCTTTTTTTACGCTAATTTTCATATTTTGAATTTCTTTTTGAACACTTTTACACTTGCCAGTAATGGCTTACTTTTTGGAACATACATTCCTTCTTTTTCCATATCGCTTCTTAGTTCTTTTACTATTTCAACACAACGACCTTTACCCAATGTAGGAACTAGAAGCTTTAAATCATTTGAAGTAATGTAAATCTGATTAAGTATTTCTTCCTTTGTTTTCATGTTCTCAACTCCTTTCTTTTTATTTCAGCGTGGATATTGATATTTTTCTTATTCTCCTTTACAATGTTTTTGAAAGGAGGTTTTTAATGTCTGATACTATTTGGGTTGCTATCATAGCTGCTGCATCTGCAATTATTCCTCAATCGATAAATGCTTATATAAACTATAAAAAAGATGTCAAACTAAAATCGCAAGATATTTATAACCAAAATCGTTTAGATGCAATAAATGAGTTTCTTGACTCTACTGGAAGTATTTATTCAGAAGTTGGAATGTCTTTAAAAGAAAAATATAATTTTCAAAAATCTGCTCAAAAATTGTTATTATATTTTCCAAATATTAGCACCGAAACTTTTAACGAAATATTCGCATCAACCAAAGAATGGAATCCGCAGAAAAGACTTGATACTTTACAGCCATTAATTAAACAACTATCCAAATCAATAAAAGAAAAATAATGTATGCTATGATTAAAGATATTGATAAAATTTTAATAGTTTCTCTATCATTATCTTTTTTTCTTTCATTGAAAATAAATATTAAGTAATATATCGCAATTAATATACTCACTATAATTTTAAATGTCATTTATTCCCCCTTATTATCCTTCTTTTTCTTCAAAAATGTTGCTTTCAGTTACATTTGGTTTTACAAAAAAACTAGATAATTCACAATTTAATACTTGAGCTATATTATTTAGTTTTTCAACATTAAGTTTGCTAGGATTAACTTCATAATCACAATATGTTGTTCTCGTAATTCCAAGAATTTCAGCCATTTTTTCTTGTGTATATCCCATCTTTACACGATATGATTTCAAATTATTTGAAACATAACTTAATTTATCCTTCATTTTTCCTCCT